CGTGTTCTGCTTGTACAAATTGATCCACGTTTTTTTCAAGATCTTTCCAACTTGCATGATATCGTATATATTCATAACGAGCATTCACACCATCAATACTTAACTGCATGTCTATTTCTTTGAATTTTTTCCATTTACTCCACCATTCTTGATCAGGATATACTGTAGCATTGGTAGTGTAATGTATAGTAATATTTTTTGCTTGTCCTGTTTCAATATAAAAATCTAATAATTCTTTTTGTTGTGCAACGCCACTTAAAAAAGGTTCGCCTCCTGAAATGTCAAGATGAATTAAATCTGGGCACTGTGAGATAAAGTCAGTTACAAAGTTTTCTTTATAAAAATGTACAGGTTTTACTGATCGCGAATATATCAATTCGTGTTCCTTATACCACCTACTACTTGCACCAGGGCCACAGGTAATACAAGCTAGATTACAAGTGTTTCCAAATGCTACACTCCCAGTTATATACCCGTCTTTATTAATATTGTGCTTGTTATAATGATCTTCCCATCTTTCACGATCAAGTTGTCTCTTGCTTTCAATGCCGTTTTCTTCTTCGATTTTACATCTAATGCATCCTGCTGGCCATTGATTTTTGAGAAAATCTTGTTTAATTTCGTTTAATAACCCGCTCTCATTGTAAGATTTCAAATCATCATTCATGATATTCTGTATATTATGCTGATGTAATTCATGACGAAACTTACAACAAGGAGCAATGTCTCCTCGTGGGCTTATATCAATATTAGTCCACGGTGCATAACAAAAAGGCATATGATTACTTATCCTAAAGAAGATGGGCAGTATATTTCAACTGCCCATCTAAGGTTGTCCAGGAGCTAGATCTGATATGACAACCTATTCTATCTGCGTCTCATCACAGTGTTTTCAGCAAGTTCTTTCCAATTTGGACTTACCTTAGTAAGATCTGCTATCTTCAATGCCATTCTCAAACTTACTTCTCTTAATTTATCCTTTACTTCATCCATGAAGTCAATTACTTGATCTTGTGCATCTTGTGACATATCATAGTCCTTAAACAGTTCTCCTGTAGAAACTATCTGTTTGATACGTAAAAACTTATCTCTCATGGTATCTAATGTAAGATCCAGATAATGACATCTTGATTGCAATGCTTCTAAGTGATCTTGTAATTTTTTACTTCTGACATTTTCAAACTTTACGTTGGTAATAAAAATTACACCACCTTTGAATTCAAATTTGTTTGGAATACCTTCTGATCTAAGTTTAGCACTGTCTGCATTCCAATGTAGAACACGTTTTTTACCTGAATCAAGTGCGGCTTTCAGGATGTTTAGACTTAGTTCGTCCATTAGCACACTGTCACAATCATCAAATACCAACACGTGATTAGCATCTGCATGTTCATAAAGTTTTGCATACAAACCAAGTGCAGTCATCGCACCTTTTACAACTTCGTACTTGATAGGTCTGCCTGCAATGCTGTCCATCATTGAACTTTTGTCTAGTTCTTTTTCTACGCCAAAACTCTTACCAACTCCTGGAGGTCCAGTAACAATCATAGCTCTAACATCACCAGCAATCACTGCCTTAGTCATGTCGTGTAATATACTGAAACGTGTAGCAATACGGTCCATAACCTGCTGATCAGTTTCAAAATTTATAGTTTTAGAATCTTTCTTTTGTACTTGCATTCTAGCTCTCCTATGCAATATTGTTTTCTAACTGTACATACAGCTTAACACATATAACCTATATGTCAACCTGTTTTTGCAATAACTTCAGACATTTTTCCAGCACATGTCTGTTTTTTAAGTTTCAAATACTCATTTCTTACTGCAAGTGCTTCTGATGCAGTAAGACCTTCCCAGATTTCAAAATCCCCATTTTCATTTTCGCCTAACACATACCACATTATTTTTTCTCCTTAGGTCTACCTTTGGATCGTTGCCAAGGATTGTTACTATAACTTTCTGTTCTTGCATTGGTATCAACGATAGTGACTTTGCCACCTTTGGCAAAGTACTCATCGTACATTGCCTGATCCTCTGGATCTTGTGCTTTACGTGGTGTTGAATCTAATGTTGGCTCTTTAATTTCTACTGACATATTTGCTCCTGTATATAACTTTGATCTTAAACAATCAGTACAGATGATCAGTCTGTACCGGGTACTTTCTATCTTTCAGTCCATGGATTCCCTGAGTCGTACCTGACTTGTAAATCCCAATGTGCTTCTCATGGTCCATCGCACATTCCTAACTGTTACTTTTGCTATGTCATTTGTTTTCCTTTTTCTAACTATGCTTTATAATAACACAGTTAGAGCATAAGTCAACCTTTTTATTTGTTTTGGTCAAAAAAAAATCGCCCAACTAGTGGACGATCTGATTAAAAACCGTTTAGGTAACTAAACGAACGTGTTGGCGCCTTATCCCAACTTGCGAATTCTTTTTGTTACTTTTATTTATGCAAGTTGGGAGAAGGCTTAAATTTTATTTACGGTGTTGGAGCTACGTATTCACTAATTAATTTCGGTATACGTTGCGTGTAACTTATATTGCTTCCGCTCTCTAAATAAAAATGCCAACCATCAAATGTTGGATTATCCACTCCGCCACGTGGGATTGTACCTTCATCTGCAGTTGTTGCAGTTAATGCTGGAGAAGCTCCATCTATAAGTATGTTCTTTTTCTCTGGAATAGCATTATCACTAGCATCACCATAAGGATATCCGTTGTATCCTTGATAGTACCAAGTACTATCGATTTCCTCAATGAATGGCCTATTGTCTGCTGGCCAAGTAGGAGAATTAGTATCACCAGAATTTACAAGCACACGGCCGATAGTTGCGGCTCCTGCTGTTACTTGTATACTACAAGCAACTTCTTGTTCTGCAGTATCATCTGCATTATTATAATCCCAAGATAGTATATAATGTGTTGAAGAATCTGGCTGGGTAATACCATCATATTGGGCAACAACGGCAGTAGTTACTGCACCACTAAAAACTTGTGTACCGGCCATTGTAACAGTGATTGTTGTAGATGCATTGTGGTTCCAACCTTCCACTAAAAACTTGCGAATTGCCATTTATGTTCCTTTTAATAAAAATGTATATTGTACTGTTATTTACCTCCAGTGTTGAAATATAAACGGATCGTTACAATCATGTGGTTTAGGATTTCCATGAAATATCAACACACATACATGATCTGCTACTGCGGTTTCACTGCCTTGATTTACATGCTTTCTGTACCTAAAGTCATAGCCACCTTCTTTGGCTTGCCAACGATAACTTAATATTCTATTGTTGTCATAGAATGCAACATTATCTTTGACCTTGCTATAAATGTAGTCTTGATCACCGTGCCAAGGACAACGTGGATTGTTAACAATCATTTTCAAATCAAAGTCTTTATAAACATACTGATACTGATATGGATCAAACCACATTATACTGCTGTTTATACAGTACCTTGAACTTTTCATGAGATATTTGAAGTCTCTTGGAGCCCAAAACTTGTTAGCATCCATTTGCCATAGCCAATCAATATTGCCGACAATCACTGTATCCAAATCAAAGTAAAGCATTTTTGTGTATTTTTTTGACCAGTGTGCTGGATTAAACAGTTGCACTTTATACCACCATGAACGTTTTGGTCCTCTGACGCCCTCCCATTCTTCTATATCATGTCTGATATAGTTTGCAGGTACAAATCTTGTGCTTTCAGTAAACACATGCATGCGTACTTTTGGTGTAAGATTACGACACAAACTTCTGTAGAGTTTGTCAACATAACTCCAGTCATAAAGTGTATCATGTATCAAGCAGGCACAATCAATGTATTCGCCTACTGAAGTGCGTTTTTTAATCGTGTCAACCATTGACCTTCTGCTATTTCTTCTACTGTGTATTCTGTATGACAGATTTCAACAAACCATTTGTCGCGATCTTTTTCTGGAGGATTTTCGATGTCTTTGAATTCGATACCCATTGGATAGGCTAAACTTTTTTTATCAACTATCACATTTGAACCTGCAATTACTGCATTTATTCCTGGACCACTACAATGATTTACCACACAATGATAGTTATAATCAATATTGAATGCATCATAGGTGCTTTCAATCTGCATTGGTGTTTCTAATGTACAGTTTTCTATAACTTTGTTCATCAACAGCATTTTAAAACGTTGTGTTGGAATAAAAAATGGACAACGTGGATGATATCTAACAACAATATGCCTATCACTGTGTTTTCTTATTTTGTGTATTAGATCCACAGTCCAATCTTCTAGACTGGGCATTTCTTCCCATTGCAAACTTTTTTTATGCTGAGCTGCAATAAGAATTTTGTCATTGAGTTTATTGTTTTCTAAACTAACGCCAAGTTTGTTAGGTCGATCATAATCTAAGTTTTCAGTATGACCATAGTATCCTTCTGAGGTTATATTGTTGACTGCAATTTTCCAAGTTACTTCACGTTCTAATGCACCAGCATCAATAACCACAACTGGTTTTTTGAGTAAACGGTAATGTTCATATATCCGTTTGTTCTTGCTCATCCTGCCATTCCATAGTATACTCCATATAACAACAGCATCGCAGTCGAGGGAGTTTTCAACAGGTGTTATACCAGCACCTCGACAGCTGTTCAAAAATGCTTCCATTATCGGTTTGCTATTAAGGGCACACTGATCTGGATAATATGCTATGTTATTGATCAAAGGTTAAATACCCGTATGAAACGTTACACAGTAATTACCACTTTTCACCAGGCGGGTCTTGATAAGTATGGTCAACGCATGATTAGTACATTTGAACAGTATTGGCCAGCTGATGTTGATCTGGTTGTGTACACAGAAAAGTGTGAACCTCAAATTACCAAGCCAAATGTTAGAACAGTTGAACTGCTTGAGGCCAGCGAACACTGTAAAAACTTCTTTGCTAGACACAAAGACAATCCCGAAGCAAATGGTAAACAAGGCCCGCACAATCAAGGGCGTTGGTCTCCTAAAAAACACTTCAAATGGCAAGGTTTACGTTTTAGTTATAAAGTTTTTAGCATACATCATGCAGTACAAAACATAGATACAGAATGGGTAATATGGCTTGATGCTGATACACTAACACACAGTACTATTACCATGGCATTCCTTGACAGTGTTTCACCTAAAAATTGTCTGACTACACATCTTGGTAGGGGCGAGAAGTATCATAGTGAATGTGGATGGGTAGGCTATAACAAAACACACCCAATGTGTCAAGACTTTGTGCAAGACTTTGCCAACATGTATATTAATGATACCATGTTCGACTATCCAGAATGGCACGATAGTTATCTGTTTGACGTACAACGAAAACTTTACAGAGACAACAAAGGTGCCTATTTTCATAATTTAAATCCTGATCCAGATCTAAAAGGTTTAGCAGGACATCCTTTTGTAAACAGTGAACTTGGAAGATATATGGATCATATGAAGGGTGAAAGAAAAACCCTCGGACATAGCGAGCCACGTGATGTAAAAATGCACCTAGATTTGCCCTACTGGAAAGCAGTGAAAGGTGTTAGATAGTTTAATATTCAGTATTGCATTAAGCACACACATTGGGCTAAATGATGATTTTAACAATGTTCATCCGCATGTTCAATACCAACACAAAGGCGACTATATTGCAGGTATGTACTATAACAGCGATAGCAGGATAGGTTTTTATGTTGGAAAAAAATATCAATACAAAGAATTTGTTGTAGAAGCAGGCATCGTACATGGATACAAGAGAATAGACGTTGCTCCAATGATCAAAGTAAATTATAATGGATGGTATGTAGCACCCGGTGCTACTGTAGATGATATAGGTTTAGTAACAGGATATGAGGTAAAGTTCTAATGTATCAAGCACATGGATGGTGGTTTGCTGACCAAGACACACACTTTGCACACATGATTGATAAGAATATCAAAAAGGGTGGTCCTCCTACCTATCAAGAACCAGTAAGACACAAAAGTCTAGGTTTTGTTAAAGATTTTGGCGTGGCAGTAGACGTAGGTGCAAATGTTGGTTTGTGGAGCAGGGACCTAGCTACCCGTTTTGCAAGAGTTGTAGCAATTGAACCTGTGGAAGAATTTCAAGAATGTTTACGTAAAAATGTACCAATGGAAAACATTGAAGTTTGGCCAATTGCACTTGGAACCGAAGATACCACAATAGATATGATTATTACAGAAGGCAATACAGGGCATTCACACATTGATAAAACAACCATAGGCATAGGCAAAGTAAAAATGCAAAGATTAGATAGTTTATGGTTTGACAGAATTGACTATATGAAAATTGATTGTGAAGGTTATGAAATGCAGATACTACATGGCGGCGAGCAAACTATCCGTAATCATCAACCAGTAATAGTAGTAGAACAAAAATTACATACAGATACTGGTATTACCAAAGAAACACAGTACGGTGCAGTTGATCTTCTTAAAAGTTGGGGTGCTAGAGAACTAGGCCGTGTACGTAACGATTGTATCCTAGGTTGGTAGATACTGTTCAAAATGTCGATAGATGTCGCCATTTCGACTCTGTTCC